AAACTCAATTGGCATGGCTGTAAAGTAATCATATGGCGACCAACCAAGTTTACCTAAAGCAAACTTTAAGTTGTCGTAGGCATGCTCTCGGTGGCTTTTTTTTTCTCCTCCGCTTCTTCACCTTGCTTGACAAGGTCCTTCCAAATCTGCGTCTCAGCAAGCACCTTAGTGATGTCACCCACAACAGTATCTTTGTTAGGCATTTCATCAACCCAATCGCAAACTTGTTCAAAACTCGCATCTAGTTCCTCACGCTTCACGTAAGCATTGCCTTTTAAACCAGCGTAAACCATAGCATAAAGAAAGCCGGTAGTCGTTGAGCTGTCGTTATATTGACCAATTAACTCGATTGCCAATTGATTAAACTTTAAGCCCCTTGTTTTTCCTCCAAGTTCAATAGTAGTGTAACTCATGTTTTTTGTTTTGTATTAGAAATATCTCACCGCCAAGCACTGAGAATTGAAAGCTTTATTACCAGGATTTGTGTACACTGTCACACCTCCGCTGCTATAATCAAGTTGATAAACAGTTGTAGCATCTATTTCAGTTGATGTAAAATAGAAATTTAAAGATAAATTCAATGCTGGTCCATTAGAACAGATGTTTAGCATGTCGTCAAGTGATGGCATAACCCAATCTGTTTGACCTCCACTTGTCAATCCGTCACAATCCAAAGCAAGTGAAGTCGTAGTGCCTGCAATGATTGCAGCTGTGTTAGCTGTTCCACTTCCCCAAGTTATACCTGTTGCGCCGGTTATACCTGAACTTGGAGTAGACCAAGGAGTCGTAGAGAAATCAGGCAGAATGATTCCACCGCCGCCAATGTTGGCACCTGTTATCAAGATTCCATGCTGACCGGTTCCATCAAGCCAAGCAACAACACCACCTTCGTAAGCATCGCCAATATCAAGGCCTCCAAAATATGTTATAGTCGGTGTTCCGTATGGCTGAAGCGTTCCGGTAAATGTTCCTACTGAATCAAAAGCATAAGTGCTACTCAATTCAGATAAGTAACCTGTACCTTCTTCGATTTCATCACCATTCTGCGGAACTTCAGGCGCAATCTTCCATCCGATTGTCGTTTCACTTCTAAGAAGTGAACGCAAATCCGTTCCACTGATTTTGCCAGTGTCAGGATCTTGCAGATGTTGACCTTCAAATGAATAGCTTATCTCTAATGTGCCTGGACTTTTATCCGGACCACATGCAGATGAAGCATCTACCACAGTTACTGAGTCAGATTTGCCAACGGAAGTAAGGCACACAACTACATCGTAGTCGGTGCCTCCGTTTGGATCAATGAATAGCAGCATCGTGCCGCCTTGAACTTTATGTTCAGCCATTTTATTTTATTAAGCTTGTGTAGACAATGTCGGTGTTCCGTAAGGTTGGATAGTTCCGGTAAAAGTACCAACTGAATCAAAAGCATAAGTGCTACTCAATTCAGATAGATAACCCGTTCCTTCTTCTATCTCGTCACCAGTTACAGGAGTTTCAGGCGCAATCATCCATCCGATTGTTGTCTTAGAACGCAACAATTGACGTAGTGATGTACCGCTGATTTTTCCAGTGTTTGGATCTTGCAAGTGCTGACCTTCAAATGAATAAGACAACTCTAATGTACCAGGTGATTTGTCCGGTCCACATGCTGAAGAAGCATCAACAACAGTGATAGAATCAGACTTTCCAACTGATGTAAGACATACAACTGTGTCGTAATCGGTTCCGCCATTTGGATCGATGAAAAGTAACATCGTACCGCCGGCTACTTTGTGTTCTGCCATTTTATTTTAGTTTATGGGTTTATTATAGAATAAAAATATCTTGCTTAAATATAAGCGTTCTTGTTATGAACACTTTTCCACCAATCTCACCGAACCGCTCGGTCCTATCAATTTGCACACTCAAATTTAACATTTGTAATCCATATGACAATAAATCCAATACACTTTTTGAATCGGGCTTAATTGCCTCCAAAATGTCCCCTACCGTCGCATTAAGTGTCTTGCTGTTGTTATACTTATACTCCCAACTATGAACCGACAATTGAATGGTTGATTCATTGTCACTTGAATTGCTTGTAGATGTTTCGTTGCTTGTCGCATCGCTCAGAACTGCGTAAAGCTTATCCTTCACGTCATCGGGTTCCTCACCTTCATAGCAAGGCACAATCGGGTTTATAACCTCATAATATGCTTGCAAAAGTGCGCTGTTTATATCTTTCATTTGAATATCGCTTTAATGTCCTCAATCAATTTCGGTAACTCAGCGTTAACCGATGGATAAAGGAACGGTCGTGGTCTAATTCCGTTTATCATTATGCTTCTAGCTATCGGATATGCCGCCTTTTCATCAATCCCTTTTCTTCTACACCATGCCATCAATGATAAGACAAATTCCTTAAAACTTCCGCCAGCTGATCCTTTGAAGGTAGCTGCATAACTTGCCCAATCTGGAGGCAATGAGCTTACATATTGCGCCGCATATTTTCTAGTCCCGAACTCAATATATGCCGCATATCTAGCCGTTGCTTTCACCGATACATTGCCGTTACCATACTCTTTGCTAATTGATCTAAGCAAAATCCCTTCATCACTAGAATTTGCACTTACCAACTGCTTTGCCTTTAGTTCCACTCTATCCCCGAAATCATTCAAAGAAGCTTGTACATCGTCTTGCGTATTTTGGGCAAGTGTTTCAAACTTCTTTATCGTTGCATCAAGTCCCTTTACTTCTACTTTAAACATAGATGTAAAAATTAACGGTTGTATTCAAAAGCATGTCATCTCTCAATGTCCAAGTTTCATCGTATGTGTAAAGTGTGATGTTATCAGCATCCACTTTTTGCACGCCGTAAAAATATGCCTTACCAAACTGCACCAATCCGAAGATGTAATCTTGCACAGGAACATTGCCAGCAAAAGCACCAGTTAGATTCCCATTATAAGTTCCTTGTGCGACATAAGTCCAAGCAATCGCACCAATTGCGTTTTCGTATTCTTGAACGATTGTAGGCGCACTACCACCACTTTGCGACATCTCTACCCGATAAACATTTGATGGCGAAATAGCTGCCTTAAAATCGCTCACAAATGCCTTCCCTTCATCAAATGGAGCGCGCAACATTGGAACATAGTCCCCTTGTTGCAAAGCCCCTAAATCAGGTAAAGTGCTATATGGTACCTTATACGCCATTAAAAGTAAATATATGTTATCACTTCATCACTCGCAAACGTAACGCCAAACGTTAGTGTGCCTAGTGTTGAATTAAATACAACTTGTTTGCCCGATGGAGTTCCAGATGTCAACAGCTCAAAGCCGACTCCATCCTTCAGAACCAAAAATATATTTTTACCAATTAGATTGCCGTCAGTGATCACATACTCATCACCAATGGCAGTGTAATTAACATACTGTATCGTTGAAGTGTCCATTGGTGCATCGCTGTTTATATTTTCATCTAATTTGGTTGCCTCTATCCACTCGAAAGACTTATGTCCTTCGGTTCTTATTTGAATGTAATTTATTTTATAGTTTTCTCCCTCATACACCAACACATCATTTGACCTGGTCGGTCTTTCCTTCTCATATCTCAACACAAAGATATTCGTGTAGTTCCATTGGCTTTGTTGATACTCATTAATGCTGTTCCCGGTTCTATCTCTTACCTCCGCCCATTTGCTCCACTCACCGGTCACAACAGGAACCAACCCGCCAAATTCATTTTTTAGCGTAGTATATCTTTTAAGTGTTACCCTTCTGTTTAATTTATACACGGCGATAAATGTTTAGTAATGATTTTGCAATCGGTCCGATATCATCCACTCCTTGGCTTCTGTTATCATACATGTAATACACCTGGTTAAGTACAGCCGTCTTTAATACCTGTGGAAGTGTTGTATAACCAGCAATGTAATTGATAGTGATGTTGTTGAATCTTGGCGTTTCCAATCTCTTAAATGATATGCCTGTTAACGTGTAACCGGTTCCAAGTATCAAAGAGTTATTGCTTTCATCCGTCACACTAATTACATCGACAATCGGTCCGTATGGGATATAAATGTCGCCGTTCATATTGTTCAAGACAGCCGTTAACTCCCTTTCCACAAATCCGACCGCAGTGTATGATTCACACATCTGACGTGCCGCCGTTATCAATGCAGTTATCAAAGCATCGTCAGTCGTGATATCTATCTTGCAGAAGTCCTTCGCTTCCGATAACGTCACAGGTTCAACGATTCCTGAATCGTTAAACTCTATATCTAAAACCGAATTATAATTGACCATTTCTAAAGTATTTTAAAAAGCCCCACCCGGTTGGGGGCAGGGCTTTTATTTATCAACTAACCAGAGATTAAGAAGGTAAGTCGGTGTGAAGTGCAGAAGCAGGCAACATCACGTTCAAAGCTTCTTGACACTCGATACGAGCAGTGATCAAGTTGCGCTGGAAGTTGTCGCTGTCCTCCATAGAGAATTCAACCGCAACCGCTTCAGTTTCTACTCTTTCGATGTAGTCACGGTCGAAGATTGCAATCTTACCAGTACCCATCCAAGAAGCTGGAACGATAGGAGTTCCGCTGATTGTGATAGCACCGTTTGGCTGACTAACTACTCCACCCGAACCTTGATAGTATCCGTTGGTGTAAAGCAACTTGTTCAAGCTTGCAAAGTCAGTGTAATTAACCAAAGCGTAAGAAGCATTAAAGTTGTTGTTGTTCTGACCAGCGATAAGGTCCATGATGAACTTAACACGATCAGTTTCAGTTGAAGTTACAACTGATCCCGCTTGTGTTTGGAAGTCAGCATAGAACGCAGAGTTCTCAGCTTTGAAGAAGTCACGAGTAAGGATTCTTACAAGTGTAGTTTCCATCCAAGGAAGCTGCTTCATCATTTGCTTAGAGAAACGAGCAAAACCTGCGATGTAATCTTCAACAATTTTGATTTCAGAGAAATCGTAATCGATTTGAGTCTTAGGACTTCCTTCAGTTTGTACACTGATAGAACCTTCAGAACCTGTTTCACGATACTGAACATAAAGACCAGTAGATGAAATTGCAGTTGACAACAAGTCACGCATGTTGGTTCTTTGTGCTGGCAAGATTGCTTGTGTAGCTGCGTAAGTAGCAACACCGTCACCAGTCAAGTTAGCACCTAAAGTCATGTTACCAACAGCTTTAAGGTCTAATCTCATTGGATTGCCCTTCTTGATTCCTTGTAAAGAATCAAAATTGCTTTTCAAAGACTCGCCGAAAACTTCGCCGAATGATTTCTTAGCTTCAGCAGTTTTGCCAGTTGACTTAACGCGAGATTGAAGCAAATCGAATCCTTTAAGGATTGCAGCTTGCTCAGCTTTCAACGCATTAAATTCGTTGGTCATTGCTTTTACCGCTTCAGCTGAATCGCTTCCGTTAGCAAATGCGCTCATCTTCTCATCGATAGATGCTACTACAGACTTCAATTGGTCTGCGATTTCACTCTTTGTCTTTTCAGAGATACTAGTCTCCAATGTAGACTTAAGGCCTTCGAGTTCTGCCATTAATTCCTTCTTTTCCATTTTCGTATTGGATTTTAAATTGGGTTATTGTATAGACTTATTAAACTCACGAATCATGTCCGCGAAACTTTCTGACGGCTGAATGGTTTCCACCGGTTCAGTGCCTTTCTTCATATCTAGGACCAATTGTGATAATTGTTTACTATGTAAAAGCAACATCTCGATTGTTTCGTCTGTTGCATCTGTGTTACGGCAGAACTTCTCTATTGCCTGACTTTGTGCAATCACTAGGTCAACATCAACACCACTCTTAAGTCCTGTGATTGGAGTCAATGGGTTAGCACCCCAAGCCGTCAAAGATGAACCTTCGTAAAGCTTCATCTCGCTGATCTCATACATTCCCTGACTTGGATTCTTTACGTAGTTCTCATAAGACTGCAACTGATTGCGCTTCATGATACGGAACCCGATTGAATGTTCCGTTATAAGTCCGCTTTCAATCATCTTAATGAAATCTTGCCCAAGTGTATGTGTTCCCACTTGCGACTCATAAGTAAGCCCAGTCTTATCTTCTTTCAATGACAACAACTTGCCTAACGGCTGTGAAGGATCATGATTAAGAAGATGTTTAATTCTTGGTTGTGCCGAGTCAGGTCCTTGCTCTTTGATTGTCTTCTTAAATGCACCTGGTCTGATTATATCGCCGTCACTATCAACATTGTTAAACCGGCTAAAATAACCGGTAACAACGCCCTTGACACCGTCAACATCGGTAACGGTTGCCCCTATTGTGTCCTGCTTTATTTGATATATTTCGCTCACGGTATAAAGTTAAGATATTTTTTATTTACTTCAATTTTTTTCTAAGTATTCTGCCATCCGCTCCACGCTTAGCCCTAAAGGCAACCGTACACCTACAATTCACCACCTCCACCGCTGGAACCGGTAAGCCATTCGGTTGAATCCTTGCACCCGGTTGCATCATTTGAACTTTGCCATACTTCTGATTTATCAAATCAAACGGCAATTGAATGTCTAATGTTGTCCCATCAACCGCTTTGTGATCATGTCTTGTCCTTGCATCCTTAACCGCTATCCATACCTTCTCCATAACATTGCCGGACTCATTTGCATACAACATAGCCGCACCATTGGCAGCCGTCACCGTTTCCGTTCTCGCAATCCTTCGCGCTCTCATGGCCCCGAATTCAGGATGTTTCAGCAACTCTTTGACAATGTCGTCAAAGCTTGCGCCTGTTTCCGCCGCTTCACCTAACACCCTAACAATAACCTCACGGCTATAATCAGTCATAAGATTAGCATCATTCAGCAAGTTTATGCCGTAGTAGTTCTGAATCAGCTCGACTATCCTTTCATTAAACCCCATTTGCCCAGTTGTAAAAGTATCGTCCGCTTTTATGCTTGCCTCCCTTGTATATCTTGCCCATCTCGGACCGACTGTTGTGTATAGCTCCAATAGAACCGTGTAGATGGGGAAAGATGGAATCTCCATCGTGTTTGCAGTCTTAGCGTATGCCTCGACCTGTATTCTTAGCGCCTTCTTAAACTTAGTAATAAACACCTTTTCCCACTTCGTCTGAAATGCGTTCCAATCCTTCCAATATCTTCTTTGTTCTGCATTTGTCATTTTACATCAATGTTTACCGTTATGCCTAAGCCCGGATGGCCCAACCTCGCAGCCAATGTTTTCTTCACCTGGTCCTTCTTCCACTCGTTCTGTTGTTTCTTCAAAGGACAAGTCGGAGTGGGTAACTCCGACAACAAAGCCATCATTATCTTTTTCTCGCAGATGGCGACTATGTCCTCTATACTTTTTGTCATACGATTCTATCTTCGTCTTCCATTTCAACATCTGTAAAGTCTGACGGCTCCAGATCAGTTAGCGGAACCTTCCCACTATCCACCAATATTTCATTCATCATTGGGTTGTCGATTATCTCAAAGTCTTGGATAGATCTCTTTTCATTCGGAGTAATCCACCACATCGCGTTCAACGCTTCAGCTTGCATCTTCATGTCTTCTTGCATTGCTGGAATATCGCTAATATCAATCTCAATGGTCCGCTTCACTCCATCAATGGCAAAGTGCGGAATCACTGATTGCTTCAACGCATCAACAAACAAAAATATATTTGGTAGGATAGAGTTTGTGTACAACATCTTCAACGCCGTTCCCATGTTGTTGTAAGTGCTTGCATCTGTGTTGTTCAATAACACTTCAGGCATTTTGTACGCATTGCAAAGCTTTGTAAAATCTATCTTTTGCAATTCGGTTACATCCATGTCCGCAAGCTTCAATCCTAGTTCAATGTATCCCATCTCACCGCCAGCAAAGTATGGCGCACCCTTATTGCTAGAGTTTCTCAAATACTTTCCAAAATCATTCTTTCTTTCTCCTAGTGTTTCAACCGCAAAAGCATCTTTCTCGTAAACGATACCAGGTACACCTCCGTTCTGCATCTGAGCTACCGAAGCATCCATTCCAGCTTCAAGTCTTGTTATCCGTTTAGATAACACCTGTAATGGACTCAACCCCCTGAACTGATAACCGTTTGTTATTGTCGGGTTGTAATACTTCACATGAATTATTTCATCAGTCGTAAACGTGCCGTCAAATCCTACATCGAAGTAACGGTAACCCGTAACCACTTGCGGAAACGTATTTGAAACAAGCACAGTTACATTTTGATTGTTCAACGCATGCAGATAAATGTCCCCAGCATTCGGGCCTAGCTCGATGACTTCCTTCCACAAGAACAATTCACCAGTAACGTAAAGGATTGTGTAATACTTTATTCGGTCAGCGTAAGTGATGTTATCCAAGAACTTGACAAACTTGTCATCTTCGCCTAGATCCTGTATTGCCTTAGTTCTGAAATACTTTCCTTTGATTGTCTGTTGTCCGTGCTTCTTGTAGGACTTCATCATTGGCTCGTCAATCACTTCGTAACCTTCAAGCTCAATCCTTGCCGCTGTGTCCGCTAGGTAACTTATCACAGAATAAATGTCATCAATCTGTGTGTACTGTTGCACCGACTCAATCACCTGGTAACTTGGGTAAACTGCATTGGAAGCATTAATAGTCAAACCTAATGTTTGCCTCATTGCCTTTTGTTGTGCTGGCTTCGGCTTTGCGCCAAAGAAGTTCTTTATTCTATCAGTCCATTTCATATGCAAAAACCATTTTGGGTTTAAGTTCGAATATCTCACGCATCATTAACATATCCATAAGATCCGGTGAATCACCGTTTAACTTTATCTTCATTTCTTCCTTGCCATTTATGCGAAGCTTGCCATCATGATTGACCTTGTCCCTCTGAATGGCTTTGCGCTCATACATAAATCTTTGTCTGACCGTCATCGTGCTGTCATACATCTTGCTTCCAACATCCTTGCTAATTCTCATCTCGCCTCGGTTCACCCTAGCACCTGACCTGTAGTAACATTGAGTCTTTAAGTTGAAGTAGTTCTCTTTAATCAGCCGTCCGCTCGCCTGGTCCTTGACTGCTAATGCCTGCACTCCACCATTGAACGGAACCGCGCCACGAATGAAGCCGTCAACATAAGAACCGACACCATCTGCATCGTAACAAATATACCGATTTTCTATGGAATATCTTTTTGCTAGCCCACTAATTAAATCAATGACCTGCTTGCCGTCTGACTTATCCATGATCTCGATGTCCTTCAGTTCCATGCCTTCCCAATATCCAACGACAAGCTTATTGCTTCCCTTCATCGCAATATCCGCCGTGATGTATCTGCCTGACTTGTCAACCTCCTTGACATTGTCAAAGAGTCCAGTGAATGAATCGTAATCGTAAATATCATTTGGACTATTGCTTACCTTCCAACGACCTTCAAGAAGTTGCCGCCTAGTGTCTTCATCTTGCGACAATAAGTTGCCCGGATAAGATGGATCAAACTCCAAACCCTTCTTGTTATCATAAATCGAGCCACTCACAAATGTAATGGACTTGATAAAGTCCTCCGCCTTAAGTCCCGATTG